TGCACGTCAAACGCACCGCCATTGTGAACGGTGGCCATTGCAAATCCCCAGTTCCACCGATTGATCCGTGCGTAATCGGGCCGCAAGTCGCACAGACAGCCGGTGCTCCAGCACGCCGTTTCGTGGTGCCACATATCGGACTCGGCATGGTTGCTCGTACGGTGGGAGTGTCCCACTAGCCCACTGGAGCCAGTGCGAAGGAACACGCCACGGGCCACATTCACTGGGGCAGCCATGCCGCTTGGCAACTCGTGGCCGTGCAGCACTGGCAACTTGCCAAGCATCACGGGCCGCTTGTCCTCCACCAGCGTCACGCCGTGCTTGTCCAAGTCCAGCCACGCCCCAAGGCTCATGCGTGGATCGTCGCTTATCTCGGCGGCGTGCTGCCACAGCCAGTGCGTCCACCGCTCCTCGTGGTTGCCGAGCTTGTAGACGATGGGGATCTCTGGGAACTCATGCCGCACGTATTCAATGAACGCCCGCACGGCGTCGAGCTCGCCCTTGAAGTCCCGCTGCGTCGGGTCTTTCATGTACCGACTGATGGCATAGAAGTCGGCGATGTCTCCGTTCAAAAGCAACGCCGACAGATTCTGATCCTTGAGAAAGCCAACGGCCGCAGCCACGGCGATCTCAGAGTGATACGGCACATGCACGTCACTGATGATGCCAACCGGGCCGAGTACGTCGAGAACGTGCGGAGTCCACGACTCGGCCATGCTCTTAGGCATCGACCGCTGCTCGCCGGCCTTCCGCTGCTCACGGGGTGCTACGGGCTTGACCCTCTTTCTGCTATGCACACCGTTGACGCCAAACTGCCGGGCGATCCGCTTTCGTGCCTGGTCTAGCGTGATGGCGTTGTGTGACTCACGCACCAGGCGTCGAGCCAGAGTCCGAGCCGGCGCGTCAGGATGCCGCTGGCACAGTCGCTTGGCCATCTCGGTGATTGCATCACCCGCCATCGCTCACCTCCCTGTAGCCGAGGCTGTAGAGAACCTTGGCAATATCCTTGCCAGCCTGCTCGGTGTGCTCTTCGCTCGCCGTTGGGTAGAGAGCGTGAAGCAACTCATGCACGATGATGGTGAGCCGATGCCTGCCCCTGAGGCCGTCGTGAATCAAGATCCGTGGCCGCTTGCTCTTCTGGCTGAACGTGTAGCCATAGGCCTGGCCTTTGAGATCCGTGAACCGGATCAGCCACCGCTCGTCGCCGTTCAGCGTGAATACGTGATCGTCTGGCACGGGCGGCCCTTTCGCTTCTAACCGTAGCGAGGGCGTCAACCGATGCCGATCTTGCGGCCAAGTTCGTTCAAGGCCTCCTGACGCTGCTGGCATCCGCAGTCGCCCCCCACGACAGCCGAAACTCGCTCCTTGGTGATCCCGATGGCAGTAAGCCCTGCGGCGACCAAGTCGCCTAGGCCCATCTTTGGCGGCTCAGTTCCTGCCTTCTGCTGGCGAGGATAAGCAGGATGGTCAACGTCAACCTCGTACCATCCGTTGCCCAAGTCCTCAAGCAGGCACGGTTTAATCTCGTCCCACGAATAGCCACGCTCGACGCAGCGTGCCATCACGTCAGCAGCGTGAAGGATCATGGTGCCTCGTTACACGACTGCCTAGACGTGATGAGAACTGTGTAACTGAGCCCGGCAAGTATTGAGTCAACGGCATTTTTTGCGTATTCAAGGTGTTCGCCAGAGCCATCGTTGATTGTCAATGCCAAACTTCCAAGTGAACTAGTGCCACCGCTCAGCGTGATTGTCAGCGGCGTTGTTATTTGTTGCACTTCTTGGCCAAAATAATTGCAGATTTTTCCTTGGCCAGATACGCACGCCGATGGTATTTCGAATTGCCCGGAGTAGCCTCGAGTCCATTGCCCAGTGTTTCCAACCGTTCCTGCGCTCTCGAAATAAAATGTTCCGCTGGCCGTGCAGGTTAATGCGACGGAAAACCTTCTAATGAAATTTTGGTTAAAAATGCAACTAACTGTGATTGATGCATCAGCAAAACCGAAAAACCGATTTGAAACGTCTGGTATAGAAACGAATCCGTTTGCTCTGTGCGTACTTTCTGCACGAAGATTGCTACCGTTATTTGACGACACAGACGCGCTTTGATTAGAAGTTGCAGGAAACGCTTCCTGTCCTGAAATTGAAAAAGGGAGTAGGTTTGTAATCAACGACGACGCAATCACTTGAGACAAGACTGGGAAGCCGCACTGATACGTACCATGCTTTGCAGCAAGCGGATTGACAAGTTCAATAGAATACACGCACGTATCTGAGCACGTACACAGCTGCTGACAGCACGGGCAGGCCATCACGGCACCCGCAGTCTAACGTAGGCAGACGTGGCAGTTTGCGCAATGATTGTCATTGATGTGGTTGTCAGTGTCTTGCCAATCACGATGCTGCAGTTGCTTTGGTTGAGCGTTGCAGAGACTTGAACGTCAGTTATGCGAGAAACGCTTTGGGTCTGGCTAACAAACACCGCCGTGCGTGCCTCTAACTTCGGAACGACAAGCCACCAGTTCGTTCCCTCACGCCCAACAACGCAATCTTCGTTGACGTAGCCACTGAGCGTGATGGGCCACGACAGATTGACAGCGTTGACCGTGGCCGTCGGTGCGTACTTGAACGTCACAACCTTGCTGCCGCCGATTGGCCACGACCCAGAAAACGTCGCCGCCCGCACTTGCTTCGGCATTCGCCCATCGATGCGACGGTCGAACGTCAGCGGAGACGCACTCGGCGGCGTGGTTTCCGCAGCACGCACGACGTTCGCAATCCGCTCAGCGGACTCGTACGTGAACTGCACCGCATCGGCGGGTTTTCTCTGACGTGCCATTACGACGGCGGCGTACCGAAGAGCGATGTGAAGTTGGCCTCTGGATTCACGCGACGAGCAAGGATCGCCGGTCGGCCTGTCGCTTGGTTGCCGTTGCCATCAAGTGCCACGGGATTGGCCGACGCCACCCACTCACCGTTTTTGAAATCAAACACCATGGCTCGCCGTTTCTCGCTGCCGCTCAGGAAGTTCCAGCCAACGACTGGCAGTAGCAGTCGCCAGCCGGTCTGGCGATACATGAACTCAAACGAAGCCGCCCAGTACGTGTACGAAACTCCGTTAAATACTTCGGTGGTGCGAGTTCCGTTTGCTCCGGTTACTTTCCACGACCACGCTGACGCGCCCCACCATTGCCCGTCGTTCAGGCTGTTCAGTGCTCGCATCCCGGCAAAGAAGTCCGCGCTGTCTCTGCCTGTTGGCCCAAGCGAGTCGGTGGCATAGTTCTGACGCAAAGTCGCCTTAACCATGCTTTCTTCGGTTACGAGTCCTTCAAAATAATCGTAGGCCGAGTTGGTCAGCGGATACTGCGTGCCGTTCCCGCTGCCGTCGTAATAAAACAACGCCGGCACCTGCCCCTGGCTAGCCTCTAAAGTCCACTCAGCGGATCGTGACGTTGGGGCAAGAACATCATTGGCAGTCAGTTCTCCGTACTCGGCCACCACCTCGACGTGGTACGGCGAATCTCCGTATCTCTCGTTGACTTGAACCTTGCGAAGAAAGGCGAATGAGATATCTGGGTGTGCCTCGCCAAACGTGCTGACGCCGACGGCCGTCAGGATTTCGTTAATGCTGTTAGTCGGATTCCCTTGGAGCGTGTTGTCCGACAGCGTGCAGACGAACCGCCGCACGGCAACTCGATCCGCCTTGATCTCGTTTTCGTACGTGCGGGCAAGTTCTTGGTATGACGCAACGCCCATCAGTTAAACCTCGCTGCACCGACGATGGCCACAGGCTGATTGAAGTAGTTGGACGCCGCCTGGCCAACACCAAGAGCGATCCGCTCAAGGAGCTTGGTTTGCAGCCGCTGCTGGATCAGGGCCGGATCTTGAGCGTTGGCCGCCAGGTCGAGCACTAGGTTGGCACCCTGCGTCGTGCGAACGTCCTGCACGCCAATCGTCTGATCACCCAGCGTGTTGAGTTTGGCAAGCCGCTCTTCCTGCCGCTTCGCTTCAGCGGCGGCGGCCTTCTGCTGCTCTTCAAAGATGCGGGCCTGCTCCTTAGCGTAGGCCTGCTGTGCAGCCTGCTGCTGCTGTTGGTATTGCTGGGCAGCGGCCAGCTGCTGCTTCTGAAACTCCTGCTGATTCGTGAGCAGTTGCTGCTGCTTCTGCAGTTCCTGCTCACGGCCGGCGGCAATCTGCTGCTCAACCGTCAGGGCTTCTTTCAGCAAGTCAATCCGCTGGACAGCGGCCCGTGCGGCATTCAAGTCGTTCTGTTCGCGTGCCGCCTCAAGCGACTGCCGCTCAAGGGCGATCCGCTGCTCTATGGCTTCAATGTTGAATGCGGCCTGCTGGCGACGGGCGGCAACCTGCTCGGCCACTGCAATCTCGGTCTGTGCCTGCTGGGCAATAAACTCGTTGACTCGTTGGTTGGCATCAACGTCCAACTGGAAACGCTCTGCAGCTGCAGCCTGCTCTTGTTGGCGGACTGTTTCAAGTTGGGCGATGCGTTCTTCAAAGACTCGACGCTGCTCAGCAATCTCGGCTTCGTAGACAGGCTTCGGAATGATGCCGTCCCGCACTTGCTCTTGGGCTGCCGCAACTCCTTCTTGGAGTTTCATGGCGGCCTCGGCCCCAGCGTTCCCGAACTCGCCAGCCTTGTTGACTAGAGCGTCAAGGCTTTCTGCCGTGTTTGTAAACGCTTCAGCAAAGCCGTTGGCGAATCCTTGCTCAATCGCCTGCGACTGATCCTCCAGCTTGGTCCGCAGCCCGTCGAGTTGAGCGAGTCGTGCAGCTGCAGAGTTGGCCGACTCTTGATCCGCTGCGGCCCTGGCTGCGGCAAGTTGCTTCTCGGCCTCGGCCTGCTGCTCAATGACAAAGGCAATATCCTGCTGCAACTTTGTCGCCGCGTCATTTGGATTCAGCAGCGTCTCAATCCGCTTCTTGTCGGCCTCGGCCTTCTTCGTCGCTTCGTCGGCGGCTTTCTTCGTCTCCTCGGCCACTCGCTTGATAGCGGCAATTTGCTTCTCGTACTCAGCCGTTGCGTTGGCAACTGCTCTGGCGTACTGCTCGCCGTTGTAGTTCTCTTCCTTGGCTACGTCCGCAAGATCACGAAGAGCCTGCTGGAACTCAAACGCTGCCTTGAATCCTTCTTGCCCGAACTCAGCGGCCTTGTCGATTGCAGTGTCAAGAGCCTTGTTGCCGTTCTCGATAGCACGCTGCAAGTCTTCCAGTGCCTTGGTATCGGCCTCGACTTCGGCACGGAATCCTTGAGCGTTTGCGGCTGCGTTTTCGGTGCTACCAAAGAACGAGTCAAAGAGGCCGTTAACGTAGGCTAAGCCGTCGCCAAGAAGACCAAACCCTTGACCAATCTTGTCCAGGATAGGCGTCAGTACTGAACCAATCGCCTGTGCTAGCCTGCTTACGCTTCCAATGACATCAGCAAAAAGGTTGGACACACCTTCTGCAATGCCGGCAAACGGCAGAAGGATGTTCTGCCCAAGGCCAAGAATAGATGTTTTGACGTTGTCGAAGGCCTGACCGAGCGAACTGATGCGGCCTTGGTCAACGTCGCTGATTGCAGCAGCAAACCGCTTCAGTGCGGCCTCGCTCTCTCCAATGGCATTGAACCCAGGCAGCAACGTCAGGCCGGCCTTGCCGAGCGTCTCTGTCGCCAGTGCCGCCCGGCGTGCAGGATCCTCAATCCCCTGCAATGCCGCTGCCGTCTTCTCAGCCAACGATGCCGGGTCAAGCGTCAGCAGTTCTTCCTGCGTTATGCCGAGCTCACGGAATGCGTCGGCAGCCTTGCCAGTGCCGCTGCGAGCCTCGTTGATGTTTACGGCCAGCTTCTGGATGCCAGCGGCCAGGGCGTCAATGGCAACGCCGCTGCGTCGTGCCGCCTCGTCCAAAACCTGAATCGTTTGGAAGTCTGTGCCGAGACGTAGGGCTGTGTTGCCCAGCTGCTCGACTCGCCCTTCGAGGTCTACGAGTCCACGGGTGATGGCCGTGGCAGCAGTACCAAATGCAGCGAATGCGGCCACGCCAAGATTGAGCGGCGTGGCTAGCGACGAGAACTGCGTGCCGAGGCTGCGGATGCCGGTATTCAATCCTCCAGCAAATACACGATTAAGACCTTCTGAAGCACTGGCGATCCCAGAGAATCGTCCGGCAATGTTTCCCAGTGGCCCTGGCAGCGCAGAAAGAATGCCGCTGATCTCGTTGAACTTCAGCCCTTCCTTTGCTGCCCGTGCCGTCTCGTCAGCGAACGTGTCTGCGGACTTGGTGGCCTTCGCCAGAGCAGCGTCCGCCTGGGCGACGCCTCGTGCATATGTCTGCTCGTCAATCGCTCCAAGGCGAAGCAGACGATTGAGCCGCTCCATCTCGTCGGAGTGAATCTTTTGTTCCGTGCGAAGGGAGCGAGTAGTGGCGATGCCTTCTTCAAACGCTGCCGCCGTTTGTCGTACTTCTTCCTGAAGGGCAGCGTACTGATCCGTGTACGCCTGGGCGTTAAGGCCGCCTTCAAGTTGTTTTGCCAGCGCGGAGAACTTCTCGTTTAGCGTTGCCTGTGCGGCTGCTGCAGCCTCGTTGTCCTTAGCAAACTTGTTGAATACCGCAGTGGTCTTCTCGGCCTGCTTGCCAAGGTTCTCCAACGCCTTCTCAGCAGGCGTGAGGTTCTTGATGACGCCGGATGCGTCAGCAGACACCTTCATCGCTAGTGAGAGAATGTTGGCCATGGCTACGTTTCAAAGATTGCTGAGAGTTTCGCCAACTCCCTGGCCATCTCCTCTGATGTCTGCGGTGGTTTCTCAATCGGGACGAAGTCGGATGCCTTTGGTGCCTTGCCTCGCTCGCTGTACGGTGCCAGCACCGCACTTGTGAGCAGGCCTGTCTGCTGCCATGGATCTGGCAAGGCGTGGTAGTAGCGGGTGAATGCCACCCACTCCGACAACTCCTGCGAGTCCATGCGGCGTGACAGTTCACGCACCGTCATTCCAAGGTGCCCGGCGAGGCGGAAAAGGAATCTCCGCATCGGCCGGGTCTTCAGTTTTTTGCGAGCTCCTCCACGTCGCTTTCAGTCATGTTGTTGTGCTTCATCGCCTTCTCGAAGAGCTTCGACACAACAGCCGAAGACTTCTTCGCCAGCTGCTCAATGCCCTGCTCGTCGAAGAGCCGCTCGCCGTTCTCGGGATGGCACAGGCAGCGGGCCAGGTACTTCGTGCGGAAGTTGTCGATGCCACGCTCTTTGTTGCCGATCCACTCCTTCTCGTAGCTGTCCCGCTCTTCCACGGTCATCACACGGATGCCGAGCACCAGCGGCTTGCCGGTGCCGTCCTTCCACTCCTTCACCGTCACCTTGAGCACGGACAGGTCATCCGATGCGAGGATCTGGGCGGCAAGCTCTTGCACAGTAAGGGCCATGAAAATCTCCTAAGGCTGGATTCTTAACGTGACGCCGTAGCGGGCCACGTCGTTGACCACGCCCTGCAACGTGAACTTCCCCAGAACAGCGTTCCCAGAGTAAGCAAGCCCGCCGCCAGTAATGGAAACGTTAGCACGCTTTCCGTACTTGGCTGTCGAGATATTTGCCGTCGCAAAGCACGATATCTCTATAGTGCCAAGGTCAAGCGTCCACGTACTGCCACGAGCTAATGGCAACGCGCCGCCATGCGTCACGCGCAGCTCTGAGACTTCGCCGAAGTCAACGCCGTCCCACGTAGCCGTGACGCCAGACGCATAGGTAGCCATGACGGTCCTCCGTCAGGCTTACCGCTCGAGCTTGATCGTCGCCTGGCCTCGGATGGCGTCCTGCGTGGCGAGCGTCAGCGTCGAACTGGTCACGGTGCCGTTCTTGCTGCTCACGCCCGTGAGTGCCACGCCACCGATGGTGAGCACAAATGATCCGGTGCTCTTGTCAGCGATGAACGTCTTTCCGATGTAGTCAAACGTGACGCTGCGGCCGGTTTCGCCAGAGGCGGCACCAGCAAGCGGCAGCTCAAGAGTCTTGGCGGTTTCGCCGGCAGTCTGGCCGAGATGAGATACGGAAATCTTGTCTTCGTCCGCCGTTGGGTCGGTGGCACTGACAACCACGTTGGTGACGGTGTAGGTCACGGAGTTGAACGTCAGAACTGTGCCGGCACCGTCGTGCGGGGTCTCAAAGGGCATCTCTTAAATCTCCTGCCAGAGGATTGAGTACTGCTGTTGAACGGTCAGAATCGGCGGCAGGTCGCCGCCCGCAAGTTGCACCACGCCGTCCGATTCCGTATCCAGCGACACGTTCCGAACGCTCACGTAGTTTTCCACGGAGGTGCCGTATCCATCCAGAACCGAGCGGCACTTGTCAGCGATGTCTCGGGCCTCGCCGTACGTCTCGGCGTATACGTCCACGGCCAGCAAAACCGTTCCCATCCCCATCGGCCCGGATAGAGACTGCGACCGCTGAACGGCGGTGCGACGCCAGGTAATGAACGGGAGCGACGCCGAGGCCGGGGCCACGACGGGGTAGACACGCTGACCCACTAGGGCGGCCACCTCGGGGCTTTGAACCAGGGCATTGGCTAGCAGCTGCTCGGGGCTCTTCAGTGGCATGGCTACTCTCCGATGACGCCAGTGATGGTTCCGCTACCGCTGGTGGCAACCCTCGCCAGGGCGGCATCTAGCGAGATGCTGAGCTCACGGTTAAGGATCTCAGCGACTTGGTTTTGTGTCTGGGCGAATGCCGTCTGAATCGGAGGACGGCCAGCACGGCCACCGGCTGGATTGGCCGGGATTCGTATGGCCCCCTGGCCTTTCTTGCCCTTCATGAAGAAGGCGTAGGGCTGCGACTTCGTGCCGTCTGGGTTGATGCTGAACGGGCCACGAGCCGCAAGGCTTGAGGCGATGACGGCCCCCTGGCCTTTCACTTGGTGAGCGTTGACGCTTGCCACCTTGCCAGACTTCATCCGGCGAGTGTGGGCCTTACGCTGGAAAGGCTTGTCTGAAACCTTCTCAACCAAACGCTCTTTCGTTCCAAACTCCAGCCACCACTGATGAAAGCCACGCTCCTTGCCAAGCCGCACGCTGCCGGGGCCGGTCGTGCCTTTCTCCTTGGACGATTGCCGAAAGCCGATAAGCCCAACGGCCGCACCGCTCTTCGGATACTTCACCACCTTGTAATGGGCGGCACGCAATAGGTTGCCCGTTGGCCCTACTGGCGTGACTTCACGCAGCCGTAGATACGCCGGCCAGACGGCACGCTCCAAAGCATCGCCGAGGATGTCGGCCAATCCCTTCTTCCCGTCAGAGCCAAACAGGTTGGCAAGTGCCTTTTGCTTCTCGTTCAGGTCCGAGGCGTCAAGGCTAATCGTGATGAATGCCACTAGGTCGCCTCCTGGCACAGCAGCTCGTGCTCAGTGCGGTTGCCGTGCTCAAGCAGGCTGACGATCTCCAGCGTGCGGCCACGCCACTGCAATCGCATCTGCTGTGTCAGGCCCGACAGATACCGCATCCGCACTCGATGGCTGGCCTCGGTCTGCTGCTGGCCCTGCAAAAAGAACTCACGGGACGAGATGCCTTCGACGCTGGCCCAACGGGTGGCGAACGTGCTCCACGTCTGCACGGCCTCGCCCAGGCTATTCCGGTTGTCGGACGCCTGCTGAACGGTTACACGCTCACGGAGCTTGCCGATGTCCATCAGTCGTCTGCCCAGATGATGACGGTGTAGGTGCCAGTGGTGTCGTGTGCCATCAGCTGGAGCACAGGCTGCGTGCCGTCAAGGTTCGTTACGGCGGCCTCCCCGCTCTTCGACATCAGCCGGAAGTCCGTTGTGCCGGATTCGTTCAGCTTTCGTGGCGTCGAGCCTGACCATGAGTAGGCCAGCTTCCGAGTATTCACCAGCGACACGACAGCCCCGGAGGCGTCACGGTAGTCCGTGAAAGTCAGCGTCGTGGCGGCGGTGCCAGCCGTCCCGGTGATACGCACCACCTGGCCGCTGGTGTATCCATTGGACGACTCCAACGACA